ATTCATAGGTATGGACTTCAACGTGGACTATATGAGTGCTGTCTTTGCCTGTGAATATACTGATGGGACTGTTCATTACTTCGATGAGATAAGGCAGAGTAATTCTAATACAGAATCAATGGCTAAAGAGATGTTAAAGAAATGGGGGCTGCATCCGACGTTCCCCGATCCAGCTGGGAGGGCCAGGTCAACAACAAGCAACCGTTCTGATCATGCAATATTAAGAGAGTTCGGCTATCCTGTATATGCAAGACGTGCTCATCCTGCTGTTAAGGATAGGTTAGCGTGTTTGAATAAGAAGCTGCTTGATGCTAAAGATAAAGTAGGGATGACAGTAGATCCGAAATGTAAGTACCTGATTAAAGATTTAGAACAGTGCCAAAGGGATAAAAAGGGCGGGATAGATAAGAGCAACTCAGAACTCTCTCACATGATTGATGCTTGTAGTTACTTATTAGAAATGAAGTGGCCCATAGTACAAAAGATAGGTACATCTGTTTTATGGAATTGATATTAGGGTTTTCTTTAGCGATTAATTTATTATTTACAGGGATGTTTTTATTAGGCCATTATATAAATAAAAGAAAAGAGCGGGAGGTCCAGAAGGAGATAGAGAGGGCAGTGGAAACATTTAGTAAAAAATATTATGACTTATATAAGGATTGGATGACTCATGCGTAGCGTTAATACAGTAGTAATCCCCGAGTTATCGGAAGAATTAATAATACAATCAATAAAGACAGCCCATGAAGAAACATTGCAAAAAGAAACCGCTGAACGCAAGACAGCAATGGACTTCTATTATCATCACGATGTAGACAAGCACATAGATAAATGGTTCTCTAAATCTACATTAGAACAGATACCCAGCTTTCCGCAGCGTATTGTGCCTCGGTTTGCACGTGCCAGGATGATGCTTTATAAGAACGCTCCGGTTAGAATGATCAACGGCGAGATAAATGACGACTATAAAAAAATGGCTCACAGGTTAGACAATAAGACAAGGGAGTTTGCAGAGCTGACATGGCTAACAGGAGAGATGGGATTAAGGACAAAGTGGAATGAGAAGAACGAACAGTTAGAATATGACTTAATCCCGTTATATAGGAAATACTTTGTTGAAGGAGAAAGTGAACCGTTTGCTGTCAGTTATGAGATAGGGAGAGATCGGAATAATAATCGCATATTTGTTTTCTTTTCAGAGCCGAGAGATGGCATCCCTGGAAAGCATTTTAAATTTACCCAGGGTGGAAAGATCATACAGGTAAACGAGGAAAATGTTAACCCTTATGAATGTATCCCCATATCGTTTTCGGAATATAATTCTAATGCTTACGACGTTATTAGAGCAGCAGTTCATTTAGGCATAGCATATACAGAGATTGCTTTAGCTACCAGGTTTGCATTTGGACAGCCAGTAATAAGCGGTATTGACGAGGGTTCACAGATCAAACTTGGGATCGACAAAGTGATGATATTAGGAGAAGGTGCAGATTTCAACTTTAAAGGAACGCCTGGAAACCTTATGCAGATGATCGAAGCAGCTAAAGCAATAGCTAATCAGACAGCAATCAATCATCATTTAAGAATCAAATGGGACGATTCAGGCAATCCTGCCAGTGGTGAAGCCTTGAGATTAATGGAGATTGAGAATTTAGAGGCACGTATAAGCGATATACCATTGTGGAGAGATTGGGAGCATCAAAGATACAATATAGACAGGGAAGTTATCAGAGCCCATACAGGGAAAGATTTTAGTGAGAATTACAGCGTTGACTTTGCCGAAGTAGAATTTCCATTAAGCCCCCAGGAAGAACGTGCGGACCTAGATTGGAAATTAGATAAAGGATTAATAAATAGAGAAGATTTAGTACGCCATTTCAATCCAGATATTACCGATGAAGATTTAAACGAGCTATTAGGCAGGGTAGACGAGAGTAAGAGATTAGAAACAGAAGCGACACAACCAACCCAACCGACATTTGAAGGATTAAGAAAACTTGGCACAGTTGGTGCATAATTATCTTGATAAGCTGGATAGCTTACAGGATGAGGTCGTTAATCATGCTGAAAACATATTACCGGCTATTGATATGAACGATCTATTAAAAGATCCTGAAGGTTACTTGTTAGCTCTTGGTGATGCGTTCCTGAAAGAACATATAAACGAAATAGACAAAGCCTACAGTGAAGGCGTGAAATTTGCTGAAAAGATTTTAGAGAAATCATGATTACAGTAGAAATGGATTTCGACCTCGGGAAAATCAATTTCGATTTTCATAGAGTCTTAAATGCAATAGGAGACATTATAAAGAAGGATCATTTCAGGAGATTAAATGTTGGTGACGGTGTTGAAGGCCCTATGGACGAGTTAGAGCCTTCTACAATTAAAGCTAAAGGTTCAAGTATGATTTTAGTTAATACAGGGAAGATGAGAAAATTAAATATCAAACCAGCTACTAAACAAAATCAGACAGTAGAAATTTTTCCAGGGGATAAACAAAAATATAAAAGGACAAATGTAACTATGGCTGATGTAGGAAAATTTCATCAAGAAGGCGATGGTGTACCAAAACGTGAATGGTTCGGGATTACAAAAAAAATAGAAAAAGATATTAATAAAATGATTGAAGGATTAGCAGAGGAGCAAATTAGACGTGCCTGAAGAAATAAACGCTGAAGCAATGGCGGTTATAATCGCAAATCAATTAAGTACGGTAACAGCAAAGACGGTTCTCGATTTAACGACATTAATACAGACGATGAGAGCCAATGGAGTGAGCGATGATGTTATTAGAGAAACTTTGATTGACGATCTATTAGCAGGAGGCATATTGTTCGGGACGTTCAGAAATCAGATTAAGAATACTGTGAAATCTGGAATAGGGATGGCAAGTAACAGAGCTACGATAAATACATTCACGGAAGCTGGAGTGCAGGAATTTAGATGGCAGACTGTAGGAGGTAAAAATGTCTGTCCAGATTGCGATAGGAGAGCTGATGAAATTCATGTAATGGAACATTGGAAAATAATAGGTATTCCTCAAAGTGGATTTAGTATTTGCCAGTATAATTGTAGGTGTCAATTATTGCCAGATACCTATAAAGATGAAAACCTGACTGGGAAATTAATAAGGGAATGATCAGGGAAGCTAAATAAGAGGAAATCATGGGAAAAGGTAAGTCTAAAAAGAAAGGTAACCCTTTCGGAAAGAAAAAACTTGGTAAATACAAAACTAAAAAGCGGCTCAAAGCAGGGAAAAGCAAGTAAGCCGCTTTAAACACTCAAACAAGAGGTAAAAATGGAAGAACCACAGTCAGTAAGTCAAGACGTAAATGAGACTCCAGCCGAAGCTGTAGGCGAAGAAAAGCAGCCCGTCGAATCAATCCCTTATTCACGATTTCAGGAATTGGTCGAGGTTAAAAATACATTGAGAGATGAATTAGACGAGTTAAAGCTAAACGTGGAAAGCGAAAAAGAAGCCAGAAAGCTGAAGGAAATGGAATCCAAAGGTGAGTATGAGCAGATTATGCTTGAAATGAAAGGCAAACTCGACGCTGCCAATAAAAAGGCTAATGCTTTCGATGAATATCAGACAAACCGTAGAGATACGTTATTATCGTATTTGCCTGAAGAAGATCGTGAAATATACGATGGACTCCCGCTTGAAAAGCTGGAGGTTCATGTAGCAAGAATCAGTGCGAAGCCGAACCCGGCTTCAACCGATAATACAAAACCATCAACGATGGGTGGATATGCTTCATTCGAAGAATGGGCAGCTCTTGATCCTATTGGGTATCAAACTGCAACCACGCCTCAAACATCTGGAAAGATTAAAGTAGGCTATGGCGGGTAATATATTCAAACAGAGCCTTGATCCTGATAATGACCTTCAAGATCGCAAGATTAATGGAGGGAATGATATTGAATGCACTTATAAAGGTAAGAAAGTCAGTTATGATGAATACCTGGACATTCATGAAGAAAGAGGTGAAAGAGTTCAAAAAGGAAAAAAACCTAATAGTATTGGTTTGTTTAGCGGATGGGGTAAGGGTACGCTTAAAAGTTCGCATGATGATTAAATTTTTAACAGCCTTACTTGATTGCGTAGACATAAGAACTCTGCGTATTGATAGGATGGTTTAATAATGGGAGTACATAATGGCTGAAACAGATACAGGCGTAGCCCAAGGTGGTCTTGGTAAGATCATCGGCGATGCCGTCATCGCATTTAACCATGTGAACGTAATGTACCCTCTTGTAACTGCAAAACAAGCAGTACAGGGTGCAATTACAGTACAATTCCCAGACTATACAAAAGTTGCTTCAAGTAGCGTAGCGGCTGTTTCAGATGGTGCAGATCATTCAACTGTTGCCTCTATTACAACTGCTGCTCGTTCTGCAACCGTATCAGAGCACGTTATCCGTGCTGATGTTTCCGACCTTGCTCGAATGGGTAATGCGGACGATTTAACGGGTAATGTTGGTGCGATATTAGGTAATGCAGTAGCAGCAAAACTTGATGACGACTGTGTAGAACTGGGGAAATCCTTCTCACAAACTTCCTGTGGAGCGGGTACTTCTTTAGCTCTCTCACATTGCTTCGATGCAATGAGACAATTACGAGCCGCTGGAGCCCCCTTTCCGTATAACCTAGTTTTATCGCCAAAACAGATATGGGGTTCAAAAGGTATTATTGCCTTACTTCATAGTGCGGCTGTAGATACAACAGGTACTTCAACGTCTAATACTGGTAAAGCGAGAGCCCTCGGTTTATTAGGTGCTAAAGGCGAAGAAGCTATGGCAGCAGGGTGGGTCGGTTCAATAGCAGGATTCAATGTTTTCTGGTCAGATCAAATTGACGAAGATGTATCAAGTGGTGGAGACGCTGCTGGATTCGCCTTCTCAAAAGGAGCGGTTGGACTTGCAGTTGGACCTGAAGGACTCTTTAGAATAGAAACTGAACGTAATGCTTCATTCCGTACAACGGAATACATTGCGACTGGATTCTGGGCTGAAGTAGAAATCAAGGATGCTTACGGAGTATATATTCTCTCCGATGTATCATAATTGATCTATCAATGATGTGGCGGGGTTCGCCCCGCCCATCTGGAATGAGGAAACAATGAAAAGATATTTTAAAAAACCAAACGGAATGCGTTTTATGTATGATCCGATGATGCACAAGTTAGATTCTTTAAAAGAAAGATTTGAAGAATGCGATGAAAACGGAAAAGCATTACCAAAACCTAAAAAATCATCAAAGGGTAAGGAAAAATAATGGCAAATGCACATATAAGAGAAAGACCGCCGGTAGAATCACTCGGTATCTTGACAGGTGCGGGTGGTGCTGATTATGTTGCTGCGGCAACGGTTAATGCTCATACTTATATTGCCATCACAGCACTTGATACAGATACGACCACAGTAAGTGCCACATCAATAGATACAGATATTTGGGACAGCTTATCAACCATAGAAGTACCCTCGGGTGTAACTATATATGGTAAATGGTCTGAAGTAGTAATCGGCTCTGGCGATCTTGCAATGGTTTATCGTGAATCTTCAAGTGATTAAGGAGATATAGTATGTCAACAAGACAATATGCCGTGATAGAGGCACAAAACTTATCAATAGGTCAGGCTGGATCAATATTCGTAACTGGAACAACGGCAGTAACCTGTGCCGCTGGAACGGGTGTATTTGTAGCGATCCAATTCATAGAAGATACAGTATTCGCTTCTGGTAGTGGTGGTCTAATCGCAGAAACAGAACAATTATATCCTGATGATGCAGGTACAGGTACTTTAATTGATGCAAATGGCGGTGCTGCTATAGATGGAGAAACCTTTCCACAGGGCATGACCATCTTCGGTAGGTGGACAGGATTCACCCTGGCTTCAGGTGCTTGTATCGGTTACGTCGGTTAATGTTAGGATTAAGATTAAGATTATCGAGTGTCGTTACCCAAACGGCACGATTAGCTCGTGATCTCTGGCAGACCATAAATGATATATGGGAAAACGAGCAACGAAAGTGGGAAGATATTGTATAAAATTTCATTCATAGCTATGTCAAATAATTCTGGGCGGTAAGCTATGGATTCACATATAAGAGAATTTAGGAAAATATTATGGCAGCTTTAACAGGAAGTACAGTTGCTTCAACTTATACGCAACTATTAAAAATTACGTCTGCATCACTTGGTGCGGATGCTTCAGCTAAATACATCGAGGATGGTGCTGGTACAGATTCAGCCTTGAGTATATCAACAACGAGGGTAGGAATTGGAACTGCGGCACCGACAAGTGATTTACATATTAGTGCTACGGATGCCGATGCACATATCCAATCAACAGGTGCAAATTCTCACGCATTTGCAAAATTTACAGGAAGAGCATCGAGTGCTGATAAAGTTGGAGTCGTTGGAATGTCAACAACCAATAACACTCTTGTATTGGCTTACGATACCACAGTAAATAGTACCGATGGCATAAATATCACATCAGCAGGCAAAGTCGGGATTGGAACTGCGAATCCTGACGGAGCTGGGTTACATATTCATTCTGCAACTGCTGGTTCTGTAACTGCTCATGCTAATGCAGATGAATTAGTAATAGAAGGTAGTGGTGCTACTGGAATTTCTATACTAACAG